AGGTATCTTTACCACAATATTGGCAAGTCCAAATAGATAATTGTTGTGATGACATATTATTTCTTTTTAGTTTTTTTCTTAGGTACTGCTTTTTTAGCTTTTGGTTTAGGCTCTTCAATCTCCTCTAGGAATGAAAACTCAGTATCGTCTTGATAGCATTGATCATCTTGTAAGCGAGTAATACCATCACACAATCCATCAGGACATTCTTCAACCATTTCAATTGCTTGATCTTCATCTTCAGCTTCAACTATATAAGTCCAAGCTTCAACGAGGGTACGTTCACCCATAATTTTGTACTTTGGCATATATTATTTTATTTGTTTAACCATCCATCTATAAAACCACTCTTAATGTCTGGGTAGTATTTAAGTAGTAAAAGGACTCCAACTACAGTCAATATAGATTTCCAATATTTTTTACCAAATGTTTCTAAGTCTTTAATAAACTCTTTCATATTATACGTTTAATGTTTTATTCCAAGCGGCAATATGCAATCTAGTTAAACCACGGAAACGATATTTCTTAGCCATTTCAAGGCAGAATTGAGTACGCTCTTCAAAGTCCTTAACATCATCTAAACCTGGCATTACTACTACATTCTTAAGAGGTATGCTAAATGGTACGACAAAATCACGGAATAATTCTTGTACATCTTCTTCAGTCGAGATAACAAATTTAAATTGGTAATTATCGTGCTCCATAATGCGTTTAATTGCTTCTGGATTGATACGTTGTTTAGCTGTCATACCTGAATTAGTTAACTTAGGTGAACAGTTAATTTGATTTAGTATATCAAATAAATCATTTTGAATTACTACAGTACCGTTAGTTTCAATTTCATTATAGACGCTATAAGATTCTTTGAAATCTTCTTTTAATCCCCAATACTTAAAGAAATTAACTATAGCTTCTTGATGACCTTTAATTGTAGGTTCACCACCGGTCCATATAATGTGTATATTACTATTTAGAATATCGTTGTAAATATCTTGCTCTTTCCAACGGTCAATCAGATATTGAAATTCTTTATCTTCACCTCGCCACAGCCACTGACTTGTTGAATCACAAGTCCAAGTAGCTTTACCTTCAGCATGTAAATCACCTACGAATATTTCTCCGTCTTCTAGCTTCTTTTCCTTCTCTAACTGATTGGCAAACTTACGAGACATACCACAAGTTAGATTACAGATGCCTAATCTTACAAAGTAAGAGGGTACGCCTGATGAAATTCCCTCTCCCTGCACGCTAAAAAAATCTGAGCTTATGAGCAGCTTGTTTGGGTCTATTTTTGACATAATTTTAAAAGTTTGTTTTCTGTTTTATTGCGTATTTTAATATTGTGTTTTACTAATATTTGTCTAATTAATCCTCCATTACATTTATATTTTCTAATCAGGTCGGATATTGTATATCCCTGTTTATATAAAGATACTATTTTAGCCTCGTCCTTCCAAACTTCGGGTCTAAGTTTTCTAATAGCTTTTTCATTGTTTTCTTTACGAGGTCTAATTGATATTTTATTTTCATTTAGCCTCGTGTGTATAAATGCTGTACTCTTATTAAAATGTTTAGCTATTCTATTTACACTCCATTTATCTTCACAGTAGAGCTTAAGTACCTCGCTTAAATACTTTTCATCAAATTCAAAATCACGAGCACCTGATGTGGTATATTTTTCATATCTTAATTTCTGTGTCTCAGATCTAGTTCGCTTTATATCCTCTACTATCTTCCTAATAGTACCTGTGTCACATCTATAGTACTTACCCAACTCTTTAGCCGGTTCTCCATTTTGATACCTTTCTCTAATAGTGTCATAGTAGTCGTACCATAAATCTTTTCTAAATCCATGAACATCACCCTGTAAACTTGAGTTACTGTTTATATTATATGTATTAGGATCATTACAGAACTCTTCAGTTAGATACTCTTTTTCTTTTTGCTCAGCCTCTTGTCGCGTAGAGTAGACGTGTAGTACTTCTTTTTTAAAGTTTTTGACACCTTCAATCTCAATTAACTTTGCTATAATGTTGCTACTGCTCATGTAGGTATCTTGTTCAGGATTAGGATGTGTTCTTACTCCTATATAAATCTTATTGTTTTTTAAATTAGTAATTTTATAAACATAATGTATATCGTTCATATCTGTCGTTTATAATAAATATTGACAGATTATAATTTCTACTCGATTAATTCAATAGAAGTTACTATCTATTATAATTTTTCTATTTCTTGTTTTACTTCTTGCCACCAATTTTCATGATCTTTATCGTAACTACCAACAGCAATCTCTATTACCAAATTTACAGCTATTAGTGCACATTGTTTAGCGGCTAGTAAATCATTTACTTCATGAATTTGATAGAAATGTTCTTCGTTTACTTTTAAAAATTTGTTTATTAATTCTAATCCTTGTTCTTTTGGTGTCATAATATTTTATTTTAATAAGATTCTGATTATTTTTCTTCTACACCATACTTATGATTCCAAAAAGCTTTGGTATTAAGGTACTTATCACCTGTATTTTTAGCGCAACCTAGAACCCATCCAACTTCTAAAGCGTCCTCTATATGTTCTTTTTCTTTTTGCATTCCTTCTTGAGTTATAATATTAATAACATCATTCATTGCTAATTCTACTTCTTGAGTTTCAGCATTATTAAACATTTGTTCAACTAGCCCTAAAAGTTCTTGCATTGGTGTTTTCATAGATTATTTGTTTTTAACTTGGACAGAGTAGAAGTCACTAGAAATTAATAGTTTGTTTGGATCTATTTTACTCATAATATTATTCCTTTTACGATTTTATATTTTGATTTATCAGGAACATAGTAGGCATTATTAACATCTTCATGCTTACCGTAATACCATTCTTCATGTACGTTTAAAGCAATTTTCATTACCTCTTTACCTACATAAACATCCTCATATCCGCCTTCATATCCTGAGGTGAATATATGTAGATCAGGATCTAATTGCTGTAACTGCTCTATTAGTTCTTTGACTGTCATTGTCTTTGTTTTTCTTTAAGTTTTTTACGCTTGAGAGCCTTTTCTGAAATAGTCTGCTCTTTCTTTTCGGTTTCAACTTCTTGTTTCTCCGATACTACTCTAGTAGCTGCCTTCCACTCAGATTTGGGGATGTACTGCCACGTAACACCGACTAGGTTACTTGCTTGTAAATCGTCTACCCGTTTAATGTCACCTGTCTTGACGTTCTTGATACACTTCATAGGTTAAATCCTCCATGTTTTTATGTAATTAAAAATACGATTAATTTATCATAACTTACTTATAGTGATGTAGTTTTTTCTTCCACTTATCAATTTGAATTTGGCAATACCATTTCCCTAACCAGTTAACAGCTTTATCATACTTTTTTTCCCACTCTTCTATCTTGCGGAAAATAGGTCTGTTTGCTTTATTAATAATATCTACATCGTAATAGCTATTATTTTCTAGCATAGCCTCTTCCCAATGTCCTTCACTATAAGGAGGAGGTTTAACTGCTTCTATTAATTTCTTCCTCTCGGCTTTTTTAGTTTTTTTCATAAGATGCTGAATTTCTTTCGTGTTCGTATACTTCTACTTTTACTGCTTTTACTCTACCGTTAGTTTCTTTTTGCAGAAACTCGTTAATAACACCGTAAAGGTGTTCGGCGAACTTTTCACATCCTACTGCCGGCAGTATACGGAGTTGAATTACACCGTCCATATGCATCTGTGTAAACTTATCTAAGTAAGGATCGTCTTGAGCTATCACAGTAGTATGATCAAGTAGCCAAGTAAAATAATCTTTCGGACTCATTCCCTCAATTGTATTCTTTGCTCTTTTCATTCCGCCAAAATCCCATACCCAATTCCTCTCATCAAGCTGCCCTTCAAACCATACCCGGAAGGAAACAGCATAGCCGTGTAAAAATTTACAATGAGTTCCATCTGCTTTCCACTGACGGAAGCAAGTAGAATACCCATCGAATAATTTGGTTGATTTATAGTTAGCCATAAAGTGAGATTTATTAAAATTTAAGAACTTTTTTTCAAAGAAGCAAATTCTTTTTTAACTATATTACTACCTTTTTTATGCTTAGGGTCATAAGGGCAGTGTCTACATCCTGACCCGCAGCATTGACCTCTCTCTAAATGAAAAAGAGCCGTGAATACGACTCTTTCTCCTTCTGTATAGTAGTGTATACCTTCTTTATACTTCTTTTT